GCGGTTCCACTTAATACCACACTAGTTTGCAATATTCCTGCTATAGAGGTTTCTAATTGTTCTGCTGACATCTTACTAAGAGCGTCGCTTAAATTTTGAATAGCATCTAACAAGAATCCTAATTGAACTGCTGTTGATCTACCTAATAAAACCGGTTCACCTTTACTTTCTGCTTGATATCCTAGTTCAATTTTAGGTGATGCTACTATAGTTCTTTCATTAGCATCTACAGTAAACGTAGCTGGTGAAGATATCGCTACCCCTTTCTTTCCAAATAGGAATATAAAATCATCATAGGAATGGTGTGTCACCCTCCCCGATGTTATAATCACTTGATTACCTATGTATGGAAATTGCGGTACGTACATAATTAAGTATTACTACTAATGCGTTGATCTTGCGCTGCTGGTGATATTGTATCGAAACTTGTTAATTGTTGTTGTATTGGTATTGAATTTGTATTTGTGCTTTCTATTGCAACTCCTAAACTTGCTAAACTAAAATTAGTAGTGATATCATCAATTACTATTTTTTGTCCTGCAGTTAAATAAATGGAAGACGGATCTCTATTTATGTTTTCTACTGTTGGAATCCACGCTATATCATCGGATTGTCTACCTTGCCCATTTCTTATAATAGTAATAGGATCTCCTGCTGTACCTACACTTGACCAATAATTTTCATTCGGATTACCAACTGTAGTTGATCCAAATCTAACTGAATTACCCCACCTACCTTCTATTGTAACATCACCAGTAAATTGTCTTAGTGATTTTATATTGGACTTTTCTGGAAAGTTTGGACCAAGTGGAAAGACTAAAGATCCTGTAGCACTTACATTTACCGCTTGATTTACTGTACTGCTTTGTTGGTAGTCGCGTTGTATATCGCTTACATAGCTGCCATAGTCTCCTAAATCAGGTAAAGCATTATGATGACTTGCATTCCATAAATTGTATGGAGTCATATAAAAATAATCCCTTTGACCTCTACTCTCATTCATTCCTATACCAGGACCAGGTAAAATATAAACAAATTCTCCTTCTAAAGGATATTGTTTAAATGCAGAATTTATTGGCTTTGCAACATTATTACCACTACTATCAAGAGTTCTATCTTGTACTCCCGTTAATAATTGAAAAGTAATTACTCCTAAATCTGTTGGATCATTGTAGTAAGTATCTCGAACATCAGTACCCATTAGATACGGTCCCTGCACCACATGCGTTACCCTAGCTATAAAGTGCCCAGTTTCTGATCCTTTTTTTGGATTCTGAATTGATGCACCTAACTGTTGTGTAAAGGTTGGATTTAAATTTGCCATATCTAAACGCTAGCTGGTAATTCTTTTACTCCTTTTGTTTCTTTTTCATCCAGCGGAGCTGTATTTTTATGTAGATCGCTAAATAACATTTCTAAATCTTTCTCACTAAAAGAATCACTTCCTGCTGCTGGAGCAGATGCTCTTTGTGCAATTTGAGCTAACTTAACTAAAGCTTCATCATTCTTAATATCTGAATCTAAATACCCTTTAATAAGTGGCACAACTACTACTGCATCCCCAGGCTCACTAACCATTTCAGTTAGCTGCTCTATTAAGATTTTAATTTGGCTTTGCTTGTTCTTGTGATTCTTCACAATATCTTTCATTAGGTCAGAATAGCTTTTTCCGTCATATAACTCAAAATTAAAGTCCATAAGTGTGTTTTAAATAAATAGCTAAGGAGCGAAAATGTTGAATTCTGTGCCTTCGTCCAAGTATTTTTCAAGCATTTCTTTATATATCTGCTTTAATACTTTAATTACTTTAGTAATAGTTGGAGTTGGTGCATCTGTAATTTCTTTTATATAGATGAATAAAGCCTTCTTATTAAAGATGTCTATATTCTCTCTCCGCTTAAATAACTCTAAAATTGCATCTCCTACCCTAGCTTCTTGAGCTTTTGGAAAGATTTCAAGTAATTCAGTATCGATTCTTTCAATGTATAGGTCAATAAAGTTGACAGTTTCCAAGTCATCTACTTTTTCTAACAGTAAATTGTTTGTTATTGTTTTATCTTCATCTATATCATTAACTGGAGCCTTTCCTTTCAGCCTCTTATAGTTGTTATTATTGTAAACGATAAGGTACCTCTTAGCAATAGTTCCAAAATAAGAATAGGCTTTTCCTTTATTAGCATCATATAAGTGTAGCTTTTCTAATAAAAAAGCAATAACTTCATGCTTTAATTCATCAATATTATCTACCTCGGTATAATAAAACTTAAAAGTATGTATTATATTTTCTGCTAATTTATAAAAAGCATAGTATATCCTATCGTTAAATATTTTATTTCGCTTAGCTAGCGATGTTTCAAGCCTGTATTCTATAATAGCTGCTTGAGTATCTAAAGTAAAATAATCTATTGATTTTTTAGGTCTTCTTTTTCTAATCTTACCATCTTTAGTTAACAAAGGTTCAACTTCCTCTCCTTTAAATACATCATCTACCATTATCGTCTATTAAATTGATTTAGTCCTTCTTGGACTGCTTTTAAATTTTGGAATACTGTTTGTAGTTCTGAATCACTTTCCATCCAGATTTTGTCATCCAAACCCTTTAAAGCTTTTTCAGACTCACCTATCATAGACTGTAACCCTCCTATAAAGTTGGCCTGAGCTATGACAGTTGATTCTAATTTAAGGTTCTTTTGGTACAAGTTATAGATCACCCAACCAATAATGGTTGCAATCCATATAAATAACATAATTAATGCTAATATCATATTATAATCCTTTTAATGCGTTTAATAATCCAGGATTGCTTTTACCAATACTTGCTAGTTTTTTGGCTTCAGCTTGCTGTTTAAATTGTGTTGGAGTTGATGGTTTAATTTCTTTTGGCTTAGCAACACCCATCTTAGCTAACCATTCTTTCTCCCATTCTACTCTTGATGCCATCATATCTGCTTGATGCAGGATAAGTGGTAAGCATGAACGAAGTTTAGACTCGTTCTGTCCTGATATTAGATAGGCTTTGTTACCATCATCATATAGTCCGTCGTGAGTCTTAATTGCAATATATTCGTTTATAGTAAGGCTAATACCTGCTGATTGAAGTATAAATAGTGAGTTGTCTTGTACTGGCAAGAATGGAAGTTCTGCGTTAGGCTTATAGTTAGCACCTTGATTCTTTACGTGCCACTCTGAATCATTAGGAATGTAGCGGGGTTTACCGTTAAGACCTAGCTTACCTAAGTCGTGGTTAATTGCTGCAAATACTAATTCTTCTCTAGTAAATGTCTCAGTATCAGCACCAAAGTCCAACCATACAGTACTCATTGCTAATGCAGCGGTTACTACTCGGTTTACGTGATCTACGTAACCACCTGGGAAGGAGTTATGAAAGGATGCTTTAGAAGATGCTGGAGCTAATACTAGTATTTCCTCTTGACTTTTATAAAGGTCTAGTAGCTGTGTTTTTCTAGGTTCTGAAATGTATAGATCAATTGTACTATAAAATTTCTCTAGATTGTCGTGTAATTGTTCCGCTTGTAGCATATAACTGTTTTAATTATAACGTACTACATTAAAAACCAAAAAGCAACTTTATTTTTTATCCTTCTTGTTCTGTATTAACTAAAGTCTGAATTTCAGCAATTCTTTCTTTCATTTGATCGAACCATAACTGGAACTGTTCTCTTGAAAGATTTGGCTGGGAGAGAAGAGAATTAATAGTACCTAGTCTATTATCTAAGGCTTCTAGTTTTGTAGAGACTGCTGTTTTGTAGCGCATATTATTTATTTAAAATTTGTGTAACCATTGCATTAATATCAATACATCCTATCTTTTCTATCTTACTACTTAGCGATGTAATACCTACCCCAGCTACGTCAACGGCTCTATAAATATAGCTAGACATAGCGTCAGTCTCAACAATAACGATAGGATAATAAGTAGTATTCAGTAAATCTTCTAGTTGATCAGCTAAGGCACTTTCCTTATCAGCATCAATAGTTTCGAAGGAGACATTGTTGGTGTTTAAAACATCCTTGAGGTGAGCGCACCAACCGCACCCACTTAGCAGTACGACCTTTATTTTCTTCATTGCTTTTTTCCTTTATTATTTTTTTACTTTATTATTTTTTTCTCTTTTACTACTTTAAATGATAATTTACTATTATAAAAAGAAGTTACGGAATTTATTTTACATTTCCAACGGTTCACGACGATTTGGGTCAGAAGGTTTTGTTTTCATTACATATCCAAAAATTTCATCTACGTCTTTTCTAACTCCAACCATGGTATTTGAATTCCAATATTTCGATACTTTTCTACCGTTTTTATCTTCTATATCAACTCGAGTCTTACCATTTGGAGTCTTTGCAGTTTGGCCTGCCCAAGTTACTTTAGCACTTGTACCTCTCAATACGTCTCCTGGTTTTAAGTCTTTGACCTTTTTCTGTTCTATTTCAACTTCTTCATCTATATTATCAACATTACCGTCACCTGCAGCATCAAAGCTTGCATCAGCAGCATCTTGAGCAGCACCTAGTGCAGCGGGATTCATTTCATTA